GCGCGATTCATTGCCTCGTTAAGAGGCAGTTCTACATATTTGCTGCCTTGAAGCACCACGGTGGGAAATACATAGGCAGGCCCGTTCGGGCCGTCAGGCCCATATTCGGCAGCCATGCGATGTGTTGCGACCTCGCCACGCGCATCAGGCGTAGGCTTCGGATACTTCTGCGGATTAAGTACGCGATCAACCCACGGCACAGACGCATTAGCTTTAAGCACGTTCTCGACGTTGCCGCCTTTGCGCTTCTTCTCTGCCATTACGCTTTCCGCTTCTTCTTCTCGGCTTCACGCTTGACAGAGTAAGCGATCGCGACCGCCTGCTTCTGAGGACGGCCCGCTTTGATCTCCGCACGGATGTTCTCACGAAACGCTTTCGCACTAGCTGACTTAGTTAGCGGCATTACGCTTTCCCCTTCGATTTGTTACGCGCTGAGATCGCCCGCGCTTTGGCTCTTGCGTCTTCTTTACTGCTCGCGCCCCACGCACGGAGGGCGAGGGCAAGTCGGGTTGGTCTTCCCTTTTCATCCTGCATCGGGCCTTTAGCTGCGCCCATCCTAGCCAAAAAGCTAGCTCGACGCGGGTTATCGCCACTGCGAACAGGAGCCTTGAGCTTTCCACCAGTCTCGCGAGCATAACTAGCTCTCCCTTTTTCGTTTAGGCCGCCTTTTGGGTTCTGCCCTGCCTTACGTTGCCAAGCTGGTGTCTTCATCGTTCCTTCACCGGGTCTTGATACCAAGGCATTGGTTCATCTCCATCAGCCGCGCCGGGGAATCGAGCGCCGCGTGATAGTCGCGGAGCTACACCGCGCCGTTCCTGACTGCGAGCGAACGCAGCACCTAACGCTCGACCCCTCCGCAAAAAAAAATCTTCTTCATCCTCATCGAGCCGCTCAGAGTCGCCGAGCCGTCTTGCCTTCATGCCTTACGCTTCATCGCCGTCTTAGCGCTTTCGCGAAACGCCTTCGCGGTCGGTGCACCAGCTTCGCCGGGCTTGCGCATACGCTCGCCACTGCCTGCTGCGATCCGCTTGCGTTTAGCGTGAATGTTTGCGTAGAGACCTTGTTTCATAACGTGATTTTAGGCTGCTGGCGGTAAATCGTCTACGTCTGGTTTTGCCTTCACCTTCGCACCGCGCTTGTACGCAAGCACCACTGCGCTCTGCTTCTTCGGCGGCTCAGGGTTGCAGACTACACACCGAAACCAAGTGAAGGTTGTCTCATCAAGTAACCAGCCATGCGCGAGACACGCAGGACACGGCGCAAGTTGAATTCCGTCCGTCACGAATCGAGCCTCCTCTCGTTCCACTCAAGAGCTTCGCGAGCAAAATCAGCCACTTCAGAGTTCGGTTGCCAATCAATAATCCGCTCCAGCGTGCGCTCGTAATCGGCCACCACCTCAGCTAAGTCGATGATGGTGTTCGCATTCTCGATGATCTCAATCGGTAGCTCGTAAGTATCTTGTCGCATAACGCCTCCGCTGGTGAGCACCAATCATGCCCCGAGGGTGAGCGTTTGTGTAGTCCGTTTTCGCTTCCGTTTCGCGCGCGGTCGCCATCGTTTGTCAGGCTGGCGTGACTCATCAATCGATTCGCACAGTAAGTCTTTGATTGCTCTAACTGCATCGCGTTTTGCAAACCATTCGCGGATCACATCGTGCTGCTTCTCGCGCTTGCACTTGAGCACATATTGCGTGCGGCAAACCTCACACCACTTTGCCATACTCTCTAATCCTCACTTCGACCCGACCATCCTTGGCCGGATCGAATCTGATGATGCTCAATGCATCGATGAGGCCATCATCCTCGATAACCTCGGCTGCTACGATCGCATCCAGTAGCGCTTTGTTGATGTTGTCAATATCTCGGCGTCGATTGTCCGGTGGATACGCATCGATGTTAACCGCTAATCGGCAAGCAATTCTGTCTCGCGGAACACCCTGCTCGGTCACCGCGGCGATGACTGAGTGCCGATACGCTCGACCCTTCGCACCAATGACCATGCGACCCCTGAAGTTGCGCCAGTAGTGGTTTACCGATGGCGGCCACGGCAAAATTATTCGCAGCTCGTCCACACTTTCTGCCTTCGCAAGAATGTCGGCCATTCGGGTTTGCTAAACGATTTGTCATCAATCAGCACATGGTTGGTCGGTTGAGCGGTGATGCGTCCGTTACTGAGTGCGCAGAAATAAAACTCTTTGCTCTGCCCCGGCTCCTCGCTGAACCCGTCTCCAATGGGTGCTGCGGTGAACCAATACTCGCCGTCGTAGCAATCCCCATTCGCGAGCTTTGCGATGACGCCTTGACCCTTCAGGAACGGATACTCGATGGTCGTGAAATCGTAACCGTAGCAGTCCCAAGTCTGCGCGTGCGACGGCCCCCACTCTGCTGCGGCTCTGCGAGTCGCCAAGCAATGGAGCGGAATATTGCGATAGACCGCACCGCCTTCGAGCAAAACGTGACAGCCCCACGCTCTGCTGGGTGCGCTGGTGAGGCCAAACCATACACCTTCGATCCAACCATGATCCCCGCACGCACCCGGCTCTACCCAAATGTAGCGATGGAACGGGAGCGAGCCTGCAAAACTAAACATCATGTTCGCGCCTTAGAATCTTTGCGCGCCCAGCTCTGGTTGCGCACATCTGCTGCAGAGCATTGAGATCGAGATCAAGCATATCGCAGACCCATTTCGCTGAACCGATCCGATTCTGATTTTTCGAGTACATCCAAAACTTCGCGTCTCGCCATTTGTTTTTGTGGTTCATGTCTCGGATCGCAATCAGTAGCACGCTTGCCCAAAGCTTGCGATACGGATCGTTATCGATCGACGGCTCTTTGGTATGGAGCGGATCGTAGCGGTATCTCATATCGCCCCCGAACAAAATACTTCTTTGAACTTTTCAACCTGTGCTTTTCTGGTTTTCTGCCTGCCGTGTTGTTTAGTAAGCCAAAAAGAGCAATGAATAACGGAACTTACTTCTCTTGGCCTTGGATCAGCAACATATCCAGCCAACGTAGCTGCCCTTTGAATTTCTGATTTAGGCAGTTCAGCGTCGATAACTTCATCAACGTGGCCTAAAGACTTTATCGATTCTCTTGTCCACAAGTCAGGATTTTGCTCCATCGCGCTTTGAATTAACTCAGTCCTAGACCATTCGTTAAGAACTTCATCAGCTTGATACTTGTACCAATACAATTGATCTTCAGTAATCTTTCCGTGTGAAAAAGCAACTGCGGCTTTGTAGGCATTGAGACTTCTTGGATCAACCATTAGGTCTTGGAACTTCTCAGCGCACCAGACGTTGTAAACCACACAATGCCGATCAAACCCATCGCAGCAGGTCAATAAACTTACTGCATCAGAAAATCCGTTTGACTCGAAAATAACTGCTAATGGAATGGGCTTGTCAGTGCAGGCTGTTAAGCCGAGATTCATTCTGACTCTGTTGTATTTGTCGCTTTCGTAGCCTTCTTCGCTTCTGATCTTTTGGAGGCTTGTATAAATCATATCGCCTCCTTGAGGCGAACGTAGGCAGCATCCTTCCAGAGCTTGCGAACCATGCCAGCAATGTGAGGATCACCGGCAGCCTGTCGCTTCTCCTCTGGCGTCATCGATCGAATGATGTCTCCCACTTCACTGCGTAACCAGTCCACCTTCTCATCCTGCTCTGGACTCCACCAAACGGTGTAGCGAGCAAGTAACGCATCAGCAAAGCGGAGTTTGTTAAGTGGAGTCTTGTCTAGCTCTTTCCAATACTGCTCGGACTGGCTTCGCGCATACGCTGAAGAATCTGGTGCGATCGGATCAGTCATCGCTCACAACCCCCTTTAAAAGTCGGGAAACTGGCACCGGCCCCTTTCTACCAACGTTAGGGATTAGAGATAAGTTTTCTACGGAGTCCCTCTTGGTTATTGGATATTGGTTATTGGTTAGTATTTCGTTCGTATTACGTCCGTTGTTCGTTCGTAATACGTTCGTATCAGAATTCCGTTGTCCCCATCTCGCGCTAATGCTTTGTTTTGCCTTCTTACTTTTCTCTTTTGCCTTGCTTATTTCACGGTCTGCGCGGGCATTCCGGTAGCCTTGATCGGTAGAATGAAAGAACTCTGAAAGCACGCTTTCGACCGCCGCTTTATCGCTTTTCGATACCGCATGACAGAGCTTCATCGCATTGATCCGACTGATCGGTCGCTCGGTTGCGTAGTAGTGATCGAGCAAGATGTTGTATGCGCCGTGCTCGGCAAGAGATAGGTGGCCAGTGTCTCGGATGTAGTCACCGACGAATCGCGGATAGAAATTCATTGTGTCCTCGCATGATTAAGATCGAACCATGCGCGATGCTTGACAGGCTATTTGTACCCCTATAGCCTTCGCATCACGCTTCCAACACCTCAAGCGTAAGGTCATACCCCTGACCCGTCAAGGCCCCGTTTCTCGGGGCTTTGTCGTTTCTAGGCACTCTCAGCCTCTCTCAGCCCATCGCTTCGCAGCCTCGGCCTGCATAGCCTTGCGGCTCATGCGCGCCTCCTGCGGGCTGTGCTCGTGCTTAAACTGCAAGGCTCGCAATGCTGGCACCTTGCCAGTCTTCGCCCACCGATTGACGCTCGCTCGGCTCAAACCGAACGCTCGAGCGATACCGGCTTGGCTGCCGTAGGTCTTAATCAGATCATCGTATGTCATGGTTAACGTCCTCCAGTCGCGAGTGTGGACTATAAAAAAATTGTTTGCAAGTGTTGACACATGGATTCGATTCTGTGTTAGCATTCGCTCACGGTAACAAAACACAGACAAAGGAGATAAACATGAAACGCGAATTTGATTCTGAATATTTTTCTAGCATGACCGATCTTCCGGCTAGTGACATTGCTGGCATGGCAATGTTTGACGCATTGATTGATTTACTACGCGCTGCCGAGGAGTCAAACGACTTATCAAATCGGAAGCAATCGACAGTGCTGCGCCAAATTGCCAAGCAAACCGAAAAGATTGCTGTGCGATATAACCTAGACCATAACATTGACTTTGATGTTTATTTTACCGACGAGGCGGCGGCCTAAGCCGCCCCTCTCTAGGAGTAACAACATGGAATACATTTACGAACAAGCGGTTTGCCAAACCTGCGGTAAAGACAAAGACGATTTCTGCTGCGACGATGACTGCATCGAGTGCTTCAGCGAATTTCTGCGCAAGAACCCCGACGAGCTGCCGAGCCTAATGGATCAGATCAAGCGCGATCCTGTTGGACTTGCCCCGTTCCAGAAAGCTATTGATTTGCTCGATGACGAGCTAGAGCTGCTCACGCTGATCGGTCAATGTCAGTGCGGCCACAGGCCGATTAACGAGAACTCTATCAGCGGATTGCTTCGGCTCGCTTTTTCGCTCGGTCGATTCGTAGGCACCAACGCCACAATCGCTGCATTTGTCGAAAAGAGGAGCGCAGCATGAAGCGCATTGATTGGCAAGCCATAGGCTTAGTGATGTTCATCATTTCAATCTACTTGTTGGCTGGCTTGATCGACCCGTGCGACGGCCACTCATGCGACGAGGAGGTGGCCAATGCTCGATGACGATATGACTTGGTGGCATCAACAAGACCAAGAGTTAGAGCAACTGGAAGAACAAGAGCGCATTAGGGACTGTGACATCGCGCTCGCACTATGGAGATACGACAGTGAGTGAACTACTAAAGATCAACGTCAACGATCACGTTGAGCGTAAAGGACAACTGAGCTATCTAAGCTGGGCTTGGGCTTGGGCTGAAGTGCTCAAGATCGATAGCGCTGCTCGATACACCGTTCACGAGTATGACAACTTGCCGGCGGTCTACTTGAAGGACGGCACCGCGATGGTCAAGGTCTCGGTTGAAATCAAGGGAGACATCAAGACCTGCCTGCTGCCCGTCATGGACAACCGCAACAAGGCGATCGCGAACCCAGACGCCTTTGCGATCAACACGGCCATCATGCGCTGCATGACTAAGTGCATTGCGCTCTACGGCCTCGGTCTCTACATCTACGCAGGCGAGGACTTGCCGGAGGGTGAGCGCGAGGGACTGCACGCAGAGCTCGATGCCAAACTCGCTGCTTGCACTAGCGTCGATGAACTGACCGCGCTCTTTAAGTCGTTGCCCGAGGTGTTGCGCCGTGAGGTGACCGACAAATTTGCAGCACGCAAAAGGGAGCTTGCCTAATGGATCAGCGTACAGACGCATGGTTTGCAGCTCGCTGCGGGCGCGTCACCGCGAGTCGCATTGCAGACGTAATGGCTCGCACCAAGAGTGGATACGGGGCGAGTCGGGCTACGTACCTAGCCCAGCTCGTCTCCGAACGCTTGACCGGCGAGGTCGCACCGAGCTTCAGCAGCCCCGCAATGGAATGGGGCACGGAGAAGGAGCCAGAGGCTCGCGCTGCGTATAGCGCTAAGACCTGCGAGATCGTCGAGGAGACAGGCTTCCACAAGCATCCCACGCTTGAGGCTGGTGCCTCACCCGATGGGCTGGTCGGCGCTGACGGGCTGGTAGAGATCAAATGCCCGAACTCAGCCACGATGATCGAGTACTTACGCACGCGCCAAATTCCGCAGAAATACATCTTGCAGATGCAGTTCCAAATGCTCTGCACCGGACGCGAATGGTGCCACTTTGTAGCCTACGATCCGAGACTCGGTGAGCGGCTGCAATTGCTCATCATCCGCGTTGAGCGTGACCCTGCCCTAATCGCTGAGATTGAGTCAGAGGTGACTCAGTTTCTTAAAGAGCTTGACCAGACCGTAAATGAACTGAAGGAGATTGAACTGTGAATCAAAAACAATACGACGATACGAATCGCGGCGTCATGTTCGACAACGACAAAGGCGACAACCCGAATCGGCCAGACTTTAAAGGAACCATCAACGTCGAGGGCACCGAGTACCGTATCTCAGCGTGGCACAAGAAGTCACGCGGCGGGGTGCCGTTTATCAGTCTGAGCGTGCAGCCCAAGACTGAGAACGGGCAGGAGCGGAAGCCTATCCCTGCGGTCAACCAGCCGGTTGATCCTAGCTTCAATGACCCCCTCCCTTTTTGATCTGTCTATTTGTTTGGATAATTACTGCACATGATTAGCGACGAACGAGCAGAGAAAGCGCTGCGGTACTTGGTAGACACAGACGAATCTTGTGCTCTACTCAAGGCTGAGGTTGAGCGTGCTGAGTTTGTCTTTAAGCGAACGCGAGAGGCGGTGTTCACGTTCAGCACTGGCACCGTCGCCGAGCGCCAAGCTGAGGCAATCCAGCACGCCGACACGCTCGCCGCCAACGACAAGCTAGTGGAAGCGATCGCGGCCTACGCCAAGATCGCAAACAAGCGAGACACCGAGCGGATCGTGTTAGATGTTTATCGGACAATCTGCGCAAACAAAAGGACGGGCGCGATATGACCGACATGGTGAACCGCCCTGCTCACTACACGCGGGGCAAGTACGAGGCGATCGATGTGATCGAGGACGCGGTAATCCGCGCTCCTGATCCCGTTCGAGGTGCGCTTCAGTGGCAAGTGCTCAAGTACACCCTGCGCATGTGGGACAAGTACGCGCCGCTAGAGGACGCTAAAAAGGCGCGATGGTATTTAGACCGATTGATCAACCAACTGGAGAGTAACCATGAAACAAACGCAGAACGACCAAATCCGTATGTACCTTCAAGCAGGTAACTCACTGACCCCGATTGACGCGCTGGAGAAGTTTAATTGCTTCAGGCTCGCCGCTCGGGTGAAGAACCTACGCGATGCGGGTGTCAATATTCGTAGCGAATTACTGCACACTTCCGATGGAAAGAAATACGCTCGCTACTGGATTGCAAATTAAATGGATAATTACTGCACACTTTTATGGAAAAAAATATCCTAGATAAATCGTGGACTTGCAGTAGTTGCCACTATTCCCGCTGGCAGAAAGATGCACTTTATTGTGAATTCTGGCAGAGTGCCGCTGACCGGCCCTGTGGACAATTTGTGTATGAGCCGGGAAGTGATGAGGTAGAGAATGATCGACCACGAAAGCCCCGCCGGGAGCTGGGCGCGCGAACTCGAAAAGCGGCGCGGAATTGACCGTCGCCAGCCCATCGAGTACGTCCTTGCTGCGATCAGGCAGCGAGGGTGCTGGGAGGAGGCTCAAGCATTAGAGCTTGAGTTCCTCTCCCTTCGTGCTCAACTAGAGCGGCAACAGCAAATCCGTCACCCGTAGTACGGTTCGATATCCTCGATATCGATTAGGAACGATTGGCTTAGTGAGCCGATCGCGCAGTTAAACTTTGCTCCGCTCATTTCGTAAAGGCAACTTTATCCAAAGTACGGCTCAACGTCTTCGATCTCAAGTAAGAATGTTTGGCTGACTGGATCAATTGCGCTCGTTGTTACGTTAACAGCCTGAATAACCACCGCATTTTCTGCGTTATCCTTTGCATAAAACGTATAGCTGACGCCGTTATCAATTGTTGAATACACCGGGCGCCCTCGAACCAAACTTGTGCGTTTGCATCCATCAACGTCTGCAACGTAAACCGCGCCGGTATTTGCGGATATTGATCCAAAGTCGTAAGTAAGCGGAATACGAAACTTAAAAAACGAGTTTTGATTAGTCGGGGTTACCGAGCCAGTTGGAGGATCGTCCGTGTTTTCCCAAGTAATTAGTTTAGGCCAGTTTTTTGCAATGTTGTCTTTAACCCAGTAGTAAGTAGAACCTGTTGCTAATTCTTCGCAAATGGTTACAAACCCCGTTGATCCCGCTGTTCCGTCTGCGATAGCGATGTTATTGCGAATGCTGATATTAGCGATCTGAGTGTCTGCATTGAGGTAGGTATCATCGCCAACCAAAATGCAAGCCGACAAACTGCCGCTCACATTTCGACGAACAAAACGATTACTTTCAATCGTGACATTAGTACCGTTGAGGATGTAGATATTCGGAGGCAACGCAGCCGTAACCGACAAGTCATCATCAAACGTATTGTTGAAGATGTTTAAATGGCTGGTCGAATACGATGTTGGTATTAACTGCTCACCGATCAAAATCGTATGCACCGCATTACCGCGATTCGTGAACGAGTTCCCTTCAATCAATATGTTGGAGCAATTTGCCAAAACAGAGGTAACGTGAGAAACCTCAAGACAACAGTCATAACAGTTATAGA